GTATGACACCTTCCTTTCACCAGCGGATAGTATGTTTGAAAACTTCCCGTTTGCTTAATAAGTCACCTTCTTGCTGAACACTTTAGAATACGCGGAGCAAGACCCTGTTTTTCCTAGAACTAGCTCATTGTTCCATATCTCGGCTCTTGACCCTTCTATTAAGTTGGAAGTTAAAAGAGATGTCAACAATACCGAATCATCATCTCCATCTAGGGTAGCAACGTTGAATTTTTGCATTCTAAATCCGATCTTGTCCACCTTGCTTGTTACTATGATTCTGTTCCTAACATAGTCTCTAACTGAATCAGTAGAATTTCCTCCTAGATTGACGGGTAACAAATCAGCCAGAATTTTGTTTACTAGAGAGACTCTCAGATGTTTTGGTATGTACTCAATGTTGTCTCTTCGCTTTCTTGTGAATCTTTTTATGGGTGCTATCGAATTTATCGTAGCTCTATTCAAATAATCAATCATAGTCTCCATGCTTTGAGAAAACTCCAGAATGTTTAAAGCTTCTTGAAATTCACATATTTCAACATCATTTATTTTACCTATTCCAATATTGATCTTGTTTTCAAATTCATCAGACAACTTCATTATTGATGATTTGTTGGTAATTGATCCCAAAAGTGATGAATAAAGTTCAGAATTCACTTTGAATAAGTTTGAATCTAGTGGTGTTTGACCAAATAAATATCTATATCCACTACCCAAGTTATCATCATCTTCAATTTCTCTCTGCTCATTTGATAATAAGAATGAAAGTGGACTCTTTACTCCCAATAGAATGCTAATAAACTTGTCATCATCAATTGTGTTTAGAAATTCAGAAATCATTCTTCTACTCTTTGATGGTTTTCTTCTTAGATCTATAATGGAACTCCTTGTCATAGACAAAACTTGATTCTCAACATTTTCCCCGACAAGTACCTTAGAGCTCTTCTTTTTTTCACAAAACAACATGTAATTCAAAAAAAAGCTTTCAGACATGTCATCAGTCCTGTAATTTCTTTTTTTGTATAAAATTGGGTGTGATTGACAATAAAGCAGTGGATTTATTTCTGGTATACCAAACAATTCAAACGGTCTTCTGAACATCTCTCTTCCACGAGATCTATACATTAAAATTCCTTGATATTGAAGTAAATGAAGATGAGTGTTGAGCAATTGAATCCAAGTCGCTCCCAATATGCTCCCTTCTTTTCTCAAGTACTCAGATCCTTGGGTCAAACATCTTTCAGCTGAAATAACCAAATCACTACTGTGTGAATAATCTATGAAACTCAACCTGCTTTTAACATCTGGGTTAAAATTTCCATTGAACGTTCTGAATATTGAATTGAACTCACA